ATATTATGTTACACAATCCTAGGAAAGTAGTCGCGCTCTTGATACTTATAACCTCATGTTTGATTTACATGAGTTGTGCTGGCTCTCTGGTTGAGAGAGGATACGATACAGCGATGACTGCTGAGATAACCTACAATGCATCGAGACAGATCCTCAAGGATATGGACCAGCGTGGACAACTTACTGAGGACCAGAAGACAAAGGTTATTGAGGTTGCCTCGGACTATTATGAAGGGGTAATGATTCTTAAGAAAGCCCTCATATCTTACAAAAAGGCCAAAACTATTGGAGAAGAAAGGCAGATAGCGGAAGCTGAGATTGCTTTAACGGCAGCCCTCAACTTCGTGATGGATGCTGAGATAAACCTCTTAAGAGTTGTGGAGTAAATATGACAGACATGACAAAAGTAATTGTGGCAGCTGGACAAGTTGCCCAGGCTATTTTGATGATTGGGCTTCCTGCTGTGAAAGAGATTCTTAAGCAGTTTGAGGAGAATAAAGAGCCTACCCTCGCCGAGCTTGAGAATATAGGTTCGTCCATGGTTAAACCCGAGAACTTCTTTGATGAGGACTGATAATGCCAAAGAAAAGAATGCCTGTGCCAAAGAGAAAGTCCAAGACCTCAGAAGACCAGAAAATAAAAGAGGCAAGAAAGTCAGGCAAAGAACTAGCGAAAACAGTAAAGGGGTTATTTCCAGATTTTGCTAAAGAGATGAAAAAGGGTAAATAGGCAATTTATGTCACTTAAAATCCAGATACCTGAGAAACTAGCTCCCTTCCTTACCAAGAAAAAGCGGTATAAAGTCGCATTTGGCGGAAGAGGTGGAGGCAAGTCCTTTAATTATGGGGATATGCTGAACCACATAGTAGCTACTCAGGGGATTAAAGTAGGCTGTCTCAGGGAGTATCAGAACTCACTAGATGACAGTGTCTATTCTCTTTTGGAAGAGCGAGTTAATATAGTTGGTGTTCCTGGGTTTAAGATTCTCAAGAACAGGATAGATCATGTGAATGGTGGTGGTTATAGGTTTAAAGGCTTGGCTCGTTCAATAGATGCGATTAAGTCTCTTCATGGCTTTAAGGTATTTTGGCTTGAGGAAGGCCAGTTTATATCAAAAGGCAGCCTTAAAATTTTGACGCCTACACTTCGTGAAGCAGGCTCAGAGTTGTGGATATCAGCAAATCCAATGAGTCAATTTGATGCTTTTTCACAGAGGTTTATAGAGCCTTTTAGGCACCAACTTGATCGGCAGGGCTTTTATGAGGATGACTTACATTATATTGTCAAGGTAAACTATAACGATAATCCATTTTTCCCGGAAGTTCTTGAACTTGAACGCCAGAATGATTATAAAACACTATCAAGAGAAGAGTATAATCACATATGGCTTGGTGAATATAATGACTCTGTAGATAACGCGATTATAAAAGCTGAGTGGTTTGACGCATGTGTTGATGCGCATGAAAAACTAGGGTTCAGGCCTTTAGGTATTCGAGCTGCTGCTTATGATCCTTCTGATATTGGTGAGGATCCAAGTGGATATGTTTTTAGACACGGATCTGTTATTCAGAATATCGGAGAGTTTACAAAAGGTGACTCAAATGAGTCCTGTGACTGGGCTACTGGATTAGCTTTAGAGGATAATATAGATCAATTTACATGGGACTGTGATGGTCTAGGAGCAGCACTTAATAGACAAGTTAATGCAGCTTTTGATGGCAAGCCTCATATACGAGTCACTCAGTTTAAAGGGTCTACTAAAGTCGATTTCCCAAAAGCTGTTTTTAAGAATGTACAGAAGATGAATTTAGATATTCAGATATCTGAGCAGAAAACAAACGAAGAGGCCCTCAAAAATAAAAGAGCTCAGTATTATGAAAGGCTACAAGCTCGTGTTTATAATACATACAGAGCAGTTATAAATGGAGATTATGTGGACCCTGATGATATGATTTCCTTTTGCTCTTCGATTGAGCTTTTACCAGCTCTAAGATCTGAACTTTGCAAAATACCAAAAAAGCCAAATGCAAATGGGTTCTTTGAATTATATACCAAAAAGGATATGAAAAGCAAATTTAAGCTTCCTTCACCAAATTTATCTGATGCAACAATGATGTCTTTAAGAGTTCTTCCTAGAGTTATTAACCCAGCTCTAGTGAGAAGGCCTCCAGTTAGAAAAGTAATACATTTCTCATCGACTTTAAACAGAGCTTACGCGTAGAGGTTAAAATGACAAAAGAAATGGCAGAGTCTGAGGGATATTATAAAGAAGTAAATGAATTGAAGAAAAGTTTACAGAAATGGGGAACTTATTTAGTGCTGTTTATAACCTTGGTCGGTGGCAGTGCCCTCTATACATGGGCAAATTCACTGAAAATCCCAGAAATGGTTTGTGACATAAAAAGTCATGAGAAAAGATTAACTACAGTGGAAGTAAAACAAGAACAGATTTTACAGAATACTGAGGAAATAAAACGCTGGATCTTCTCAAGACAGACAGAGGGGAAATAATAATGCCTAGTTTCACAGTAAAAACAAAGAGAACAATCGTGCTTGGAGTCATACTTTTAGCATGTGTTGGTGCTTTAGTAGGCCAATATGAGATTTTAGGTGTAGCAGTTGGTGGTCTATTAGCCTTATTACAGGATGATAAGGATTTTTCTGGAGAATAATATGCTTGAACTATGTGATCTCAAAGAAATGCATGATGAGGCTTTCCTGGCGAATGAAAGTACTAGGGAACAGGCCGCTAATGATGCAATTTTCTACTGGGTAACGCAGTGGGATGACTCTTTATTAGATTCTTCTCAGCTTGTATATAAAGGTGAATTCAACATATTGAGAAAAGCAGGTAGGCAGATTCTAGCAGATCTTGCCTCAAACATTGTGGAAGTTGACTTTGAGCCTAAAAATAGTGAAAGAAATGATGCTGCTGAGTTTGCCGATGGCCTGTATAGGTCTGATTCTAGAAATAATGCTTCTATTGAAGCTCAAGAGAACGCAAAAACTGAGATGATAGTAAGTGGAGTTGGAGCTTGGGAACTCTATACTGAGATGGCTTCAAGGAGACTTGATGATAAGAATCAAGTAATTCGCCGTCGCCCAATCTACGAAGCCAATAATACACTTTTCTGGGACCCAGAAGCTACCTCCCTGGATAAAAGAGAAGCTCGTTTTGTTTCCAAGCTCCAAGCTTACTCAGAAAGAGGATACAAAAAACTTGTTAAAGATTTAACGGGTGAAGATATAAAGAAAATCCACCCAAGCAACTTCAAGGACCCAGAACAATCCCTAGTTTTCCCATGGATAATGGGAAAGACAGATAGAATCTATGTCACCAAGTTTTATTATAGAGAAGAAATTACTGAGAATGTTTTAGTGGTGACAGATCCTTTTGGCATAGCTGTCAACATGTGGGAAAAAGAACTTGAAAGAGTCATGGATGAGCTGTTATATGCAGGTTATGAAATCTCAGGTAGCTATAAAGCTAAAAAATATAGAGTAACCCAGTAGATAGCTTCTGGACAAGAGATTTTAGCTGATACTATAATATCGGGTGAGCATATTCCAATAATTCCATGTTATGGTGAGCATGCAATTGTTGAGGGCGAAGAGCAATGGGAGGGTATAACAAGGTTAGCAAAAGATCCATCAAGATTAAGGAATTTTGCTTTATCTTATTTGGGTGATATAACGTCAAGATCACCTAGAGAAAAGCCAATATTCTTTCAAGAACAGGTTGCCGGATATGAAGATATGTATTCAGAGTCTGGAGCTGATAATAATTATGCTTATGTGCTTCAAAATAGGACAACTCCGGATGGTCAAGAGCTTCCTATAGGCCAGGTCGGTATACTGCCTGGGCCTAATATGCCTGCACCACTTCCATCATTGATTGCTTTAACTAGACAGGCTTGTGAGGATGTTGCTAATCCTGGGCTTCCACAAGATATAGCAGACCCTGAAACTTCAGGAAAAGCTATTCTTGCTCTTCAAAAAAGACTTGATATGCAGTCTATGGTTTTTCAAGAGCATTTTAAGTTTGCCAAAAGAAGAGATGCAGAAGTTTACATATCGATGGCGAGTGAAATATATGATGCTCCAAGATCTGTTATGCTTGAGCTGCCTGATGGTACAAGAAAGCAAACACAGACTATGCAAACTATAATTGATAGGCAAAGTGGTGATATAGTAACAATAAATGATATCAACCAAATTGAGTTTGAGGTCTTTACGAGAATCGGACCTAGTTTTGAGTCTCAGAGGGAGCAAACAATGGATAGGCTTGAGAACATGATAGCCCAAACTCCGGCTGAAGATCCAATGAGAAAACTCTTGCAACTTAAGTTGCTGTCTATGACTGATGGAGTTGCTTTTGATGATATAAGAAAATACGCGAGAATGCAGCTTATAATACAGGGAGTAACAAAGCCTGAAACCCCAGAAGAAGAAGCTATGCTTAAACAGGCAATGGAAGCAAATCAAAATAGGCCAAATCCTGCTCTTATTTTAGCGATGGCTGAAGATAAGAAAGGAACAGCAGCCCTTCTTAAAGAGAAAAGAGAATCTGTTGAAACTTCTATTGAAGCTATTGACAGAAAAAGGAAAACAGATATTGAGGCTTTCGACTCACAGACTAAAAGAATGGCAGTTCTCATTGATGCCAAAGAA